ATGTTTGTAGAGATTTAGAAGTAGATCATGGAAATATAGGAATGATAATTATTGATACATTAGCTAGAAACTATGGATTAAATGAGAACTCTACAGAGGATATGAATAAGTTTATTCAGCGAGTAGATGAACTTAAAGAAGAATTTAATGCAACTATTGTTATCGTGCATCATACAGGTCATGGTAGTAATGGTAGGGCAAGAGGTAGCTCTGTATTACCAGCAGCACTAGATTATGAGTTTAGAGTAGATAGAGATAAGAACAGCGATGATAAGGCTATGCTTGTTACTGTTAAGCAAACATTAGTCAAAGATGGTACTCCAATAGATGATCTATACTTTCAGTTCAAAGAACAAACATTGTATGGTTATAAAGGTGTTACATCAGGTGTATTAGCTATAACAGATGAATCACCAAAGAAACTAGGACTTACAAGAGCTAGAGAAGAAACAATAAAAGCAATAGAAGATTATCAAAAGGAAAAAGAACCTAATGATCCAGTAAGTGTTTGGGTAAAGTTCACTATACTAAAAGCAAGAATGGACATATCAGATAGTGCATTGAAATCACGATTAGCTGATCTAAAAGACATGGAATTAGTGCATTATAAAGAGGGTTATGGTTATCAGGCTAAATCTTTTGATAGTGAGGTATTTTGACATGGTTGGTTTTTGGTCGTTTTTTGGTTGGTTTTTGGTTGGGTTTTTTGGCAAAATCAATAGAAAGATGGTTGGTTTGGTTTGTATTTCTAATACAACCAACCACCAACCAACTATGATTACAGTATTATGAACCAACCAAATACATATTTAGATAATCAGTTAAGAGATAAGTTAAAGAACTTACGAACTTATGAATCACAAACTTATGCTAAGTGGGGTAACAGGAAAAGAATATTTAAAATGGTAGGTGTAGATTTTGAGATTAAGTTTTGTAGAGCAGAAATGATACTAAAACAATCATTACGATCTGAACCTACGCAAAAGAAGATAGCTAGAGTAGATATGATGGATAGGGCATTACAACAACTAAACATAGAATGTGAGAAAAGTGGTTATCATCAAATACAACCAAATGCTAGATCATTTAGATTTGATAACAAAAATATACTAGTATGTGATACAGATGAAGAAAAACCATTACTTATCAAGATACATAAAGAAGAAAAAGATATTAGTATATTTAGTATAGAAGAATTACTTAGATGTATTCCAAATGATATTATGGAAGCTAAAAAACTATTATCTAAGTTAGATAAGTCAGTAAACATACAATCAATAAAATATGGGTAAAGGTAGTAAAAGAAGAAAAGAGGACACTAACAAGTATAGAGATGCTTGGGAAATAATATGGGGCGAACCTAGAAAGGATAAAACAAATGCCAACAAAACTAAAAAAAAGCGTAAAGACATATAACAGAAAAACGGGTAAGACTACAGTTGAACATTTTTATTTACATTCAACAAAGCAAACAGAATTAGAGAGAATTGCAAATGATCCAAATGCAAGTCCTAAGTTAAGAATGAAATGTAAAAGAGAGATAACAAAACGGAGAATAGCTAATGAAAGACTTAATAAATGAACCACCACATTATAATATTGGTGATATAAACTGTTTGGCATTGATTAAACAACAGTTAGGTAAACAAGGATATTTAGCATATCTTACTGGTAGTGCTTATAAGTATTTATACAGACATGAACATAAAGAAGAAAATATATCTGATCTAAAAAAATGTAGATATTTTATTGATGCAAAAATAAATGAATTAGAGAACTTATGAAAATAGATAAACAAAAACTAAAAGAAAAAATACAGCAGGGTAAATCATCACATGATGTAGCTATGACTTTAGGATGCTCACCATCTACTGTAAGAAGAAAAGCAAAAGAGTTAGGACTTAAATTTAAAACTAAATCACATTGGCATAGATATGAAAGTTAATGTAAAAAGTAATATTAAAGAAATCACTAAGTGGACAACTAACGCACAAAAGAAACAAATACCTTTTGCAACATCTGTAGCAATCAACAATACTTTATTTCAATTAAAAGCTGAACAGGCAAAACAAATGGACAAAAAACTAGATCGACCTACTCCATTTACTAAAAGAGGATTCTTCATTAACAAAGCTAAAAAAAATATGTTAGTTGGTGTATTGCTTATGAAGGACATAGTTGCTAACTATATGCAATTTCAAATAGAAGGTGGTACAAGAACTACAGGCAAACAAATACCAGTTCCATTTAAACCTAATGCTAGATTAAATAAATTTGGTAATATCATTGGTAAAAGAACTGGATTAATAAAAAAGAATACACAATTTATAGGTAATATAAATGGTACAGATGGTGTATATGAAAGGACAAAGGATGGTACAAAATTGTTGATAGGTTTTGAAAGGTCAGTAACATATAGACCTAGATTCCCTTTCTACAATATTGCTATCAAGTTTAGTAATGCAGTCTTTGATAAAAATTTTACTAAAGCATTTAATAGAGCTTTAAAGAGTGCCAAGTAATGCTAGGTTCTTCTACAACATACATCGTGGGTTATTCGCGACCACAGTATTTTTTTAGCGACTGGCTATATATATTTAGGTAATTGTTTACTTATGGCAACGCAAAGAGATGTAGCAGAACATTTAGACTTATCAACAAAAAGTATCTCTGAATTAATAACAAAAGGCGTATTACCATCAAAAAAAGGGCGATCACCTCTAAATATTGATGTTTGCAGACATAGTTATATCAGTTATTTGCGAAAATTAGCTGGTTATCACAAAAAAAGTGGTTCAGGTGATATTGCAGAAGAAAAAACAAGACTTACCAAAGCACAAGCTGATAAAGCAGAGCTAGAAGTGTCAGAATTAGAGGGAAAACTAATACCAGCACCATTAGTACAAGATACATGGACTGATTTTGTTGCTAATGTACGAGCAAAGCTACTTGGTATACCATCAAGACTTGCACATCAAATGATTGCAACTGAAAACTATGCAGAAGCAGAAAAATTACTAAAAGACTGCATCTATGATGCACTAAATGAATTAGCAGACAATGGAATACCTACAGAATATGCAGATCGTGTTGAAAAACACGAATCAAACATTTAAACCACCACCTGATTTAAAGCTATCAGAATGGTCAGATCGTTACAGGAAGTTATCACCTGAATCTTCTGCTGAAGCTGGTCAATGGAATACCAGTAGAGCAGAGTATCAAAGAGAAATAATGGACACTTTCAATGATCCACATATTGAAAGGATAGTTGTTATGACTTCATCACAAGTTGGTAAGACTGAAATAATACTAAATGCAATAGGTTATTACATAGATCAAGATGCTTCACCTATTCTGATTGTGCAACCAACGCTTCAGATGGGACAAGCATTTAGTAAAGATAGGTTGTCAGCTATGATTAGAGATAGTGAAAAGTTAAGAGGTTGTGTAAAAGATGCAAGAAGTAGAGATGCCAACAATACTACTATGCACAAAAAGTTTGCAGGTGGTCATTTAACTATTGTTGGCTCTAATTCAGCTTCAGGTTTAGCATCAAGACCGATTAGAATTTTGTTAATGGATGAAGTTGATCGTTATGAACTTTCTGCTGGTTCTGAAGGTTCACCTATTGCATTAGCAGTAGCAAGGACTAAAACATTTTGGAATAGAAAAATATTTATGTGTTCTACTCCTACAGTTAAAGGTTTATCTGCAATAGAAGCAGCTTTTGAAGAATCAGATAAACGCTACTATTATGTACCTTGTCCTGAATGCGAACATAAGCAAGTATTAAAATGGAAGAATGTTGTTTGGGAAGAGGATCAACCTGAAACAGCAACTTATGCTTGTGAAGAGTGTGGATCAGTAATAGAAGAATCAAAAAAACAATGGATGCTAAAACATGGTGAATGGAGAGCTACAAATAAATCTAGCAATACAGCAGGTTTTCACATATCAGAACTTTATTCAGTTTGGAGTACATGGTCGCAAATGGCTACCAACTTTCTTGAAGCTAAGAAGAATCCTGAAACATTAAAAACATTTATCAATACTGCTTTAGGCGAATCTTGGGAAGAACAAGGTGATGCAGTAGAGTATGACACTTTATTACAAAGAAGATTAAATTACGATAAGACTAATGTTCCTGAAGATGTATTAGTTATAACAGCAGGTATTGATACACAAAAAGATAGGTTGGAATGTCAGCTTGTAGGTTGGGGTAAAAATTATGAAGCGTGGGTAATTGATTATCGTATATTTTGGGGTGATCCAAATGCTATAAATGTATGGCAAGAATTAGATACTTACTTAAAAAAAAGATACAAAACTGAATCTAATAGAGTTATGCCTATATCTTGTGCTTGTTTGGATTCAGGTGGACATCATACAAACTCTGTTTACAATTTTACAAAACCACGACAAGCTAGAAGAATATTTGCAATCAAAGGTTTATCACAAGCTGGTAAACCAATAGTCAATAGACCAACATTTGTAGGTAAGAATAAAGCTGTACTTTATGGTGTTGGTACTGATACTGCAAAAGAAGCAATATTTGCAAGACTTTCTACTGATCCTGAATCAACTACTTTACATTTTTGTAATGATCTTGATGAAGAGTATTTTAAGCAACTAACAGCAGAAAAAAGAGTAACTAAATGGGTTAGAGGTAAAAAGTCATTAGTTTGGAAGCAAATAAGACCAAGAAATGAAGCATTAGATACTTTGGTCTATAACTTTGCAGCTATTTACATACTAAATCCTAATTATGATGTAATCGAACAAAAGATATTAGTACAAAACAACAATCAACAACAAAAAACAAAACAAAAACAAAGAAAAGGTATAAATAGACAAAATTTTGCTACATCTTGGAAATAGCAACTATTTAACTTTTAAATATTGACAATATAGTATTGAACCTTAGTGTTAGTAGTAGATTAATCTATAAAAAGAGAGGTTTATACTTGTCTAACGCATTTGATAGAGCAAACTACACTACTAAAGAACCTAGTTCTCTTGTCCTTGGAGATTTTTGGGCGTGGAGAAGAGATGATCTTGCAAGTGATTATCCTGTAGGTGAATACGCATTAACTTATGAATTTCATGAAGATTCAGGTGGTGGTGGTACAGCTAAATTTACATTAACAGCAACAGAAGCAGATAGCACATATTTTATCGAAGCTGCATCATCAAGCACTACCAGCTATGATGTTGGAGATTATATATGGGAAGCATACATAACTAAATCATCTGATTCTAATAGAATTATGGTTGATTCAGGAAGAACTACCATTACACAAAATTTAGCTAATACAAGTGCTGATTTAAGAAGTCATGCAAAGAAAGTTTTAGATGCAATAGAAGCTGTTATTGAAAATAGAGCTTCAATGGATCAATCTTCAATGTCTATAGCTGGTAGGTCTTTATCAAGAATGTCTATAGATGAATTATTGACTTTTAGAGATAGGTATAAATCTGAATATCTAAAAGAAATAAAACTTGCAAGAATTAGAAATAAACAAGGTTCAGGTAATACTATCAAAGTAAATTTTGGATCATCAACAACTAGAAATGTAACAGATTTATCATAATGGCTTGGTATAACAATATATTTGGAAACAATAAAAAACCCAAAAGACAATTTAAAAGAAGCTATACAGGTGCAAATACAGGTAGATTATTTGCAGATTTTATAACTAGCTCTACTTCTGCTGACGCTGAAATAAAAGATAACATAAGGCTACTAAGAGATAGAAGCCGAGATTTAGCAAGAAACGATCCATTTATTGCAAGGTATCTAAACCTGATGGTATCTAATGTGATCGGAAAAGCAGGGATAAGAGTTAGCTCCAAAGCTAGAAATGACGACCAATCATTAGATATTGGAGCTAACCTCCTCATTGAAAGAGCTTGGAGAGAATGGTCGCAACTAGGTAACTGTACTGTAAATGAAAGACTTACATTTATAGATTGTCAAAAAATATTTATAGAAACTCTTTGTAGAGATGGTGAAGTATTAGTAAGAAAAGTAAAAGACACAAACTCACCTTTTGGATTTAGGATTGCATTTTTGGAAGCAGATCATTTAGACGAAAACAAAAACAGCACAAAACTAGCTAATGGCAATAGTATTAAAATGGGTGTTGAAATGGATAAGAATGGTAAACCAGTAGCTTATCATTTATTTAAAAAACATCCATACGACAATACATATCCAAAACCAGCACAAGAATATATAAGAGTACCAGCAGAAGAAATTATACATGCTTACTTACCACAAAGAGCAGAACAAACTAGAGGTGTTTCTTTTATTGCACCTATTATAGCTAATATGAAAATGCTTAATGGATATTATGAAGCAGAGATTGTAGCAGCTAGAGTTGGTGCATCTAAAATGGGTTTCATTACAACTCCAAATGGTGATGATTATGTTGGTGATGGCGAACCTGAAGATACATTTAATCCTACAATGAATGCACAAGCAGGAGTGTTTGAGCAATTACCAGCAGGTACAAGTTTTGAAACATTTGATCCTAACCATCCAACATCTGCTTTTGAAGCATTTACAACTAGCGTATTAAGAAGTATCGCTAGTGGTTTAAACATTTCATATCATGCTTTATCCAACGATCTTACTTCAGTCAATTACTCTTCAATCCGTCAAGGTGCATTAGAGGATAGGAGTATGTATCAGGTATATCAACAATTTGTTATAGATCATTTTATAAATCCTATATTTAAGTCATGGTTAGAAATGGCAATATCTACAGGTTACATAAATTTACCAATAGGTAAGTTTGATAAATTTGCAAGATCAATAAATTACATTCCAAGAAGTTTTGCTTGGATTGATCCTTTAAAAGAAATGCAATCAAATATATTAGGTTTACAAAATGGTACTGTTACATATTCAGATATAAGTATGGCGTATGGTAGAGATACAGAAGAACTATTTGAACAACATCAAAAAGAAATAGAATTAGCAAAACAATATGGTATTGAATTAGCTTATCAACCATTTGGTACTAAGTTACCAGTTGAAGCAAATATATTAGGTGGAGATGATGGCGACTAATTTTCCAACGCAAGGTGATGATAAAAAAATATCATTAAGAAACTCACAATATCCACAATTTGATTATGATTTTATTGCTGGTGTAAAAGAGAATGATAACGATATATATAAAGCTGGTGGTAACATAAGAGGTAATGAAGCATTTAATCTATGGACAAAAGCAAGAGCAGGTGAAGAAACTGCTGGTGTTATAAAATGGATTAAAGAGAGAGAAGCGTGGGCTGCAAGACATTTTGGTGATGGTTCTCAATTTAAGTCAGGAGATAAACCAGCTAGACCATCTAATATTGCAGGAGTTATAGCACAAATGAAGTGGGGAGTAATAGGTAATTTAGGAGAACAAAGAATGAAGGAAGTTGTATTAGAAGCTATAAAGTATAGAGAAGGTAAAGAATCAGGATCAGCAAGTCAGGCTCAACAGGATAGAAATATGGAAACAAGACAAGAAACAATAGAATATGAAGTAATAATTAAAAAGGGTGAGAATAAATATGGTGAAGGTAATAAGTTTTATTTAGATGGTGAACTATCACCAAGTCTAGTAATGCTACAAGGCAATACATATAAATTTGATATTTCTGATTCTTCTAACAAAACTCATGCTCTAAGATTTTCAACAACTGAAGATGGTACTCATAATGAAGGTAGTGCATATCAAACTGGTGTAACTATAAATGGTAAAGCAGGTGAGGAAGGTGCATCTATAAGTATTGAGATACAAGAAGATACTCCTGATCTATATTATTATTGCGTAAATCATTCAGGTATGGGTGGCAAAATTGATGTAAGACAAGTAGAAGATACTGAAGAGAGAGCAGTATCAGAAGCAGTAGAAAAAGGTTTAAAAGAAAAAGTAGAAAAACATAATGAAGAGGTTGGTAATACAGCTTCAAAAAGAACAACATACAGAACACTTCTTGCAGTCTTTGAAAGAGGTATTGGTGCTTATAAAACCAATCCAGCTTCAGTAAGACCAAATGTAAGCTCACCTGAACAATGGGCATATGCAAGAGTTAATAGCTTTCTATTCGCTTTGCGTAATGGAAGGTTTCAAGGTGGGAAGCACGATACTGATCTGCTTCCTGAATCACATCCTTTATCATCAAAAGAGGAAAAAGCTATGAAAGATAAAGAAGATAGACATATCCTCAATATCAGCGAA